TTGCTGAAAATTTCGACCCTCCCCCGTCTTTCAAACATTCTCACCCTTCGCAACCTTGATGCAAATAAAAAAGCCATGGCACACAACCACAGCTCAAACACATCATAGATGCAACATACACATTAATCTTTACTTTGATTCTCAAATAGATACAGGATAACTTTCTCCATAGTCAATAAAGATCCTTTTTTTCTATATATTTTCATTCTCATCTCCATAAGTAAACAATGTGTTTCGTCACTCATCATTACATTCTTTTTTCTTTGTGTCATCGTTAATAATTTTACACAAATATACATTTTATTTTATTAAATACTATTTTGTTATTTTTTTTTGTTTAGTTTTGTGTTATTGTTAAACATATATAAACACATTAGCATGATAGATAGAACAAACATCGCTGAAATAGTATGGTGGATATTATTTCTAGGTATGGCATTTGATTGTAATATTCATTGGATATATTTGATACCACCAGGAATTATCACTGTATTATCTTTTTTATTAAACTATAATGACAAAACAAACAACAATGATTAAACTAATAGTAAGTGGTAGAGTAGGCAATGATGCCGAATTAAAGAACGTAGGGGATAACACTGTATGCTCATTTAGTGTAGCACACACAGAAAAGGTATATGGCCCAACACCATCGGAGAAAGTTATATGGATTACTTGTTCTATTTGGGGTGAGCGCGGTGTTAAGTTGGCACCACATATCTTAAAGGGTACTTTTGTAGTGGTAGAGGGATCAGGCGGAGTTAACGCTTATTTAAACAAAAACACTGGAGCAGCCGAAGCGGTTATTAGGTGCATGGTAAATTCTTTAGAATTTGGTGGTAAGCCAACGGCAGCAGGTATTCCTACGCAAATTATTGAATCAAATAAAGGCTACACAAATCCTTTGAACAATCCAGCCGTAAAGGAATTACAAAGAGAACTAAACCTTGGCGGTGTGACTTTTGAGGGAGTTGATGGTGATTTACCTTTTTAATTATGGACGCAGCGATAAAGAAAGAGTACAATGCTACATTGTCCGATTACAAAAGGAAAAAGTACAACAAATACAGGAAAAACGAGTATCATAACTTTACCGAAGAAGAAAAGGCAAAATTACTAGCTAAAAGGAAAATATATTACCAGGCAAATAAAGAGAAAATAAAAGAAAGGCAGTTAAAATATTATCATGCCAAAAAGAATGATTAATAAGGAGCTTTCTAGTTGAGTGTTTTAGTGTATTAGTGTTCTGTAGTAAGGTATAACAGCCTTACTACTTTTTAAAAAAAAACAAAAACCAAAAAATATGAACGATTACAAAAATTATTTTATCGAACATGAGAAATTACGAAATAGAATCATTGGTATATGTATGCTATTTCACCAGTATGACCCAGATTTATATCCGGATATTTGCATTGAGGATATTGTGTTTATTTTCAATAATAAAACCACGATAACAGTAAGTGACATTAACGCTAATTACGAAGATATTTACTGTTACATTGACATTCAATGGCTAGATGAAGATAATGAGACAATAATCAGAGATATATTAGAGCAAAAAAAGAAGCGCGAAGATTATCAACTATTTAGGTCTAACAAAAAGTAAGTTAATGGAGGAAAATAAAAGAGTAGTTTTATCTATAAATTATAAAGTCTGGATTAATCGGATAATAGAAATATTACAAGTCTACAAAAAATGCTATCCTGAAAAGTATGGTAACATTGATACGAATAAGACTAAATCTTATATGAGCAAAGATAAAATAATAGTAGCTTATCAGGAAGATAATTGGGAAAGTGCTATTTGTGAATTTCCCACCATTTGGCTAAGCTTAAAAGATGATGAAATTGCAAAGATTATTTTAAAAGAAAAACAATCATGAACGACTTTCTAAACCATAATTCTACCAAACCACCATTGGGATTAATACCTAAAATACTTCACGACGATCTTGTTAAAGTTGAAAGGTTTAATGAAGTTTGCGGAGCGATTGCCAGATATTACGATGCTCGATTAAAGATTAAAATTGAGTGGATTGAAGAATACAATGAACTGGTTGATTATATGAATAAAGCCGAAAAGCATTAGACATTACTAGACATTCATTAGACATTTATTAGACATTTATTTATGGAAACAAATGGTAACTTTCTAAAAACATCACTTGACAAAGCACTCATTTACACCACGCCTGAAAAGTTGTTGGTATGGATTAAATTAAAAAGTTTAATTGGGAATCTAGAGTTTAAAAGTAAAGTAGAAAATATTAAGAAATAGTTTATCTTTGTAATGTTCTTTAAGTCGAAGTAGAGCGCGTCTTAAAGAAAATGGAACAAGTCCTACATTGTTTCACTTTGCCCCGATGAAGCTCTACTCATTGGGGCATTTTTTTTCTTATTATGCCACGTAAAAGAATTACATACACAGGCGCAGAAAGGACTAAATTATTTAGAGAAAATTATCCTTTTTATCCTATTCCAAAACAATCAGATACTTGTATTTGCAATCATTGTATGGAGGATTATACCTTTAGAGATGTACAAGTAAATAGAGCTGCAAAGGGTGACATTTGGCTTATGTGCCGAGACTATCCAAATTGCGATGCTGGAATAATTGACATTTTTAAAATGACTAAAGATGAAATTGACGCTTGGAGAATAGATTTATTTGACTTATAAAAAAAACTTATGAAAATATTACAGGAACTTGAAAGTCTTATTCCACCATTATCAAACGAGGAATTTAAGCAGCTTGAACGCAATATTCTTGAAGAAGGGATTCGCGAACCATTAATAACATGGAATGGTATTTTAATCGACGGGCACAACCGATACAGGATTGCGCAAGAACACGAAATAAATTATGAAACACTTGAAAAGGAGTTTGATAATATTAATCGTGTTAAGGAATGGATGGTAAATAATCAACTTGGAAGAAGAAACTTACCTGAGTTTGTGAGAGGTGAATTGCTATCTTACATAAGAGATTTATTAAAATCCATTGGAAAAGAAAAATTAGTAGAGGTTGGTAAAACATACGGAGAAGGTCATAAAAAAGAAGAGGGTTTATCAATAGTTGATAAAGGCTCTCATAATACACAAAAAGAAATTGCCGAAAAACTTGGATGGAGTACTGGTAAGGTTGCAATGTTTGATATTGTAAGAACAAAAGCACCAGAAGAAGTAAAGGAAAAATTAAGAACAGGCGAAGTAAGTATTAATCAGGCATACAAGGAGATAAAGAAGGAGGAGAAGATTGAAGAAACAAGGAAAGAAAAAAATGAAATAATTAAACAGGTTGAAGCGATTGAAATATCAAATGTATTTAACGGTGATTCAATAAATTTTATTGATAAAATAGATTTTAAAGTTAAATGTGTCATAACCGATCCTCCGTATGGCATGAATTATATTTCCAATAGAAGAACTGCCTCTGAAAAAGACAAAGGTATTTCTAATGATGAAAATTTAGATTTAGCGATTGAAACGGTTAATAAGGTATTTAGTAAACTTTATAATAAGATGGAGGAAAACTCCGCTTTGTTTTGCTTTATAGGTTGGAAGCAAGAAAAATATTTTATTGAATTAATTGAGGATATTGGTTTTGAGGTTAAAAATGTACTGATATGGAATAAAAACAATCATGGTACTGGGGATTTGATTTATTCTTTTGCTCCTAAACATGAAAGAATAATTTATGCAACAAAAGGAAAAGTAAAATTAAATTACAGGCATCCAGATGTTTTAGAAGGTTTTGACATTAGAACAAGTCATCCAACTTCAAAACCAATTGATTTATTAAAAAAATTGATTGAAAGTACAACTATGCAGAATGATATAATAGTTGACCCGTTTGCAGGGCATGGCAGTACAGGAATAGCAGCTAAAGAATTAAATAGAAATTATTGGTTATGTGAATTGGATTATGAAAATTATTGCATGATTAAAAATAACATAAATGAGTAATACCTCTTTTGAATTAGATAAATTAATAGGCGATAAATCTGAGTATTTAATCCTTAATTTTTTTAAGAATAATAAATTCATTTACGAGGACAAAAGAAATAATGCAGATTATAGGAAAATTGACGTTGATTTTATTTGGCTTGTAAATGGAATGAGATACAGGGTTGAAGTAAAAACTATTAAGAATATTAATTTTATTAATATTGAAACTGTATTCGATATTGAAAGAAGGCATTTATTAAATGACTGGTTAAATTGTTGTCAGGCTACGTTTATATTTTTTGTTTGTCCTGAACAAAATAAATTCATTAGCTTAGATTATCAAAAATTTAAAAACTGGTTTTTACCTAATAAAAACAAGTTTAAAGAAAAGGTTAATAAAACCACAGTAAACGGAACAAAGAAACATACCTCCGCTTATGTGAAACTTAACATTAACAAAATTCCTAAAGAATTATTTCAAATTATAGAATTATGAAAGAAAATAGAGATTTTAAAGGTGTATGGATACCTAAAGAAATATGGCTTAATACTGACTTATCAATAATAGAGAAAGTTTTATTAGTTGAAATTGACTCACTGGATAACTCCGAAAGAGGATGTTTTGCCTCTAATGAATACTTAGCATCATTTGTGCAATTATCGGAGGGTAGGGTAGCTAATATTATTAGTGACTTAAAGAAGCGTAAATTTATTATTCAAGTGTTTTTTGATGGTAGAAATAGAGGATTAAGAATAAGCAAAAGTGAAAGCAGCTTTAACGAAAACGTGAAACCTGATTTAACGAAAACGGGAAAGCAGACTACACGAAAACGTGAACATAATAATACAGTTAATAAAACAACTAATAATACAGATTATATTCTTCCTGAAAATTCAAAAGAATTTTCGCCCATCGAAATAAATGGAATTGAAATTAAGGAAAAAAAGAATGGGAAGGTTAATCCTTTTCAACTTATATCTGAATTACAAAAAGAAGAAACAAAAGAAAGTTTCGCAAAAGAAAATAAAGAAAGGAAGCCGAACCCGACCTACGAAGCATTCACCATTTTTTGCGAAACGTTTGAAAGATTATCCGGAGCGAATTATCCTAAAGATAAAAACGGCAATTACCTAATGAGTAAAAAAGATGCTGGAGGCATGGTTTACTTAATGCGAAATGTGGAGCACGTAGATAGGAATGGAAATAGCATTGAGGCACTTAAAGTGTTTGTTACGGCTGCATGGAATTTAAACGACAAATGGATAAGGGCAAATTTTACTCCCAATACTTTGTATGGTCAATTTTCAAAGATATTTACCGGGTATCAGACAAGTAGTCCAGAAATGATTGAAAAGAAAAAGAATGATCGGATAGCGGAACTTTTAGCTGAAAAAATGAAACAATACGAAAACGATTAAATTATGAACAAATTACCAAAAGAAAAGGCAAAAGAACTTTTTAACCAGTACCACAACCTTATTCAAGAAATTGGCGGTGACAT